CTCAGATGTGTCTTTTGATAATGTTTGTTTAAACTTTCAGAAGCATCAAGAGGTAGTCCCATTCCTGGAACAACCTATCTTTGCCCTGTCTGTTAGTGTGCAACGTTGAGCACTGTTATGCATTAGGTTCCTTCCGAACCTCCATAGCCGAGCTTCTTCGCGTGCATGCCAGCTGGACTAATCAGTCTCCTTACTAATCTATATTCACATAGGTGTTCTTTTTCAAACCCTGTTTGCTACAATATTTCATAAGTAACCGCCTCCAGATTAACATACATCATTTTCTCAGACCCACTTAAGGGCTTAGTCGATTTACGGCCGTGTTAGGGCACGTTTCACTCTTTGTGGATACGTTTCATATCCGGCTGTTGGTTCTATACCTTGGAGCAAGGCAGAACGGGGTTGACCCTCAATGGTTGCCGGCTGGGACTCTTTTGAAGCCATGCCTGTCCATTCATCTGTTTCCCCTAATGCAGAATACGGGGAACTCCTAATTGGTTTTTTGATTCTTATATCCCGATCTTGTGGTCTTTTTACCGCAAGAAACGGGTCTGATAATCGATTTCGATAAGGAGGAGGCTCTATTGGCCGTTCGTAACAGTGCTTCACTGCTCTTAACTAGAGACGTCGAAATACTCCGAGCGATCTATATCCTTACCTTTGTTCCATTACCAGGTAGTTTCAAAAAACTTCCTTATTGTTCCCCGCATTCGGTTTCTTTCTAGAGTAGTATACGATAGTCCTTTTTAGTGACCCACGGTACTTTCCGTTTTATTTACAGGTTCTAAAAAGCTTGTCGTATCTGCTTCCACCCAGTTGCTTTCTTACTATCTCGCCATCAGTCTTCCGACGCTATAACCGCAGGATGCGAGCTACCGAAGTAGCCCAATCCCTGGTTATCGATCGTATCGGAATTTACTTAACATTTAGTATACCCAATAGAGCACTCTCGTACCCTAGGAATATTTTATCACATTCATGTCTCCTCATCCGATCGTAAAGATCTAGGACCTAGACTGCAATTCATACTCGCATTTATCGACTGGATTTTGGCTCTACACTGACTTCTCGCTACGAATATTGTTGCTTACATTAGTAGCCCTTAGAGGCCGTGAAGCATGATACCAAATCATAACTTGACGTGCATCCCGGAGACGGGACGCAGTCTCTAGTTTTCTCTTATACAGCTCCGTCGGGAGAGGCAGCAAATCTAGTTTGTCTTCTAAAAGACGAACCCGATCCGCCACTTCCCCGATGGCTGTAGAAGAGATTACCAGATCCTCCTTTAAAGATTCTATTAATGCGCGTATATCACGAAGCTCGATCAGTACATCTTTGAAAACAACTCTATAGATATCTGACTTCAAGTCCTCCAGTATTGAGTTAACTACCCGAGTCAACTCAGCTGTAGAACGAGGATCAGAATCGGTTCTAATCGGGATATTTTTTCCAGAGAAGGAAAGAATATCTGAAAAGATCCATTTCGGAGATTTTCAAGTGGTAGTTGGATAATGATCACCATACGAAATACTTTCGTGTGGGATCGGATCTCCTTCTATTAGCACCTCTCTGGGCCCTGCCTCCTTCAATTTACGACACTCCTCCTCGAATTGACCTGGTAGTCAATTGTGGGGGATAGTTGATAGACGATAGATCTGTTCGTCTACCGACATCGTATATTTACGGGGTTCAGGATTCCAGTTATGGATTCTAAGAGAACCACCACTCTTTCGAGTAGTACCATAGTACTCAGATGTCCGGTCCACCTCAACTAAGTTTCTCACAAACGCTCAAATAGCATTTCGGCTATCAAGAGATTGTGATATACGGTCTAATGCCGCCTTAGCTAAGATGTCCGTAACCTGAGCTAATCTATAGGATGGAATTCCTCAGTTCGAAATCATAGATTTCGAACGGAAGAAGTCCAACCACGATCGAGACTCTACTCCCGAAGGAGAGATATACGCCAGGAGCAGGTCACGTGTCTTCTTTCCCTGCAACAGGAAAGGACGCAGCATAGACCCCTTCGATTTATAACCGACCCCATTAAAGGTCAGTCATTGAACCGAAGTTAGAGTATACTTACGCGCAAATTCTAGCCCGGCCGCAAGCATCTGATGTGCCACCCACATTTCTGTGAAAGGAACAGGAGATACATCATGGCCTCGCCAGAACGTACGTTTGGCAAACTCTAACGCAGTACCTTTAGGAGATACCAGAGACTTAGGAAGTCCAATAAGGACCCCAATCTCCGACATCAACTTAAGATACTCGTGGGCTACACTACGGTGGGCGATAACAACGTCATCACCCAACACGGCGTAACCGGCAAATCAAGAAAATCTACCGGTTACACCTGCTCTATAAGCAGCAAATTGCACTAAGGCATGGTGCGTCAAGGCCAGTAAACCTCAGGAGGTTAATGCCCCCATAGGTTGTCCCACTGCATAATGAACAGTCTGATCTATATCATACTGTTTATTATAAGCTTTATACCCCCGACCGACTAATAGATACATCCAAACCTGTGCTCCCCACATCCCAATAAAGGGTGCAAGGAGTTGAGTTTGAAGTGTAACTGGTAATCTGTCAGTGGCAGCAGACAAATCGAATGAAAAGAATGGCCCTTTTGGGTAATCCTTCATCAATTTGTGCAGCGGACGATACTGGTCTTTCGTACCATCCTGAGGGATTCGCTCGAGTATTTGAACAATACGATCCCACAATGGTTTGAACAATCACTGTGTAAATGGATCGACCATTGCAAACACTCGAACTTTTCCCGCTGCTTCCTCCTTAAACCCAAGTTTTCCCAAAGTTCCCGTCCTTCCTGTTAACAGGAAGTCCGGAAAACTGGCTCATTTCTCGATACGATTAATGATCGAAGAATTGCCCGTCATCTTACACCAATCTTTTAGATAGGCATAAAGTGAGGGATTCTCCAACCACGTTTTCGCAGCAAGAATGATCCCAGTAGGAGAACTAGATAAGAATGATAAATCATCCTTATTTAGCTTTATTACTGTCGGAGAAGATTTAGGTATTAACTTGGGAACAGCTCGTAACGATCCTAGGAATCTTAAAGGATTCTTTAAACCCGCAACCATTGGAATCTTCGTCCCAACTACACGATGTAATTTGTTTCGACAAAAGATCGACACAAATTCACTTCATGGAGCCAGGAAAGAAGGATCCATAGTTCCCGGGTCAGTAATCGTATTCAACTTTAGTTTACCTGGTACTTCGAGGATTCGATATACCGAAAATAAACTAAGGTAGAATCTTAAAACAGAATGGTCTCCCTTTCTGATTTTAGTACGATCAATCATTGGTATCCACTTACGTGGAAGACCAACTGCCTTAGTACGACTTATTCGCGTACCGAGAGGACTCATGTCAGTTAGTCTGTGACCCCCTATCGCTTGTTGTGTTACCACATACAAGGCCTTTAACGTAATAACAAGCATCCTCATACTTGTCTTACGCTGAAGTTGATAGCAGGATCCCAGGAAGACAATAATAGTCTTCACTCTAGAAAGACTCAACGTCACACCTATGGCTGGTAACATTCTAAGAATGTAATTAACCATAGGACGACCCGCTTTTACACGGATCATGGCACTTAACTTAGATTCAGACTTTAATCATCTAGTGTTACGCGCGACTTGAATTCAATTCTTGAAGTTCATGTTGTTTGTAGCATTAAATAATTAAGTTTTAAATCAGTTAAGACTTCGGTTTTCGGTCTTGCGACCGAGCCGCAGCCACCCAAGCAGGGTAGAGTGAGTCTCTTAGAGGCAACTCCTCTTTTATTGACACGGGGAACTGTCACCCCGACCAGTCCATTTTCACATAGGTGTTCTATTTCAAACCCTGTTTGCTATACGAACCGATCTTCTTGACAGACCCCCAATCAACCAAAAGGAGACCTCTCTCTTTGCGGTTTCCTCGAGTCCTTTCCTCCCATTATCTGAGGGGAGCTAGCCCCCAAACAATGTTTGGGTCGCGAACCTGGAGCTACTCAGAGCACCAAATCTACACACAAAGAGGCTTACACCTCGGGGTTCAGATGTGCATGCTAATGAAGCATACGGCACCTAACCAACACTGGTTTTCGTGCTGCAAGGGAAGTTTC